CTACCATACCGACATGATTGAATGCATCATCCTCATCCTCCTGTCCCTTCCAGTCTTTGTAGTCCCAGAAGTAATCTTCAGTGTCACCTAGACGCTTACCACTACCACCAGTTTCTACACTGAAACGACGAGTGGATACCAGGAAGTCAGGATACTTCACATTGTCAGGTGTCAGGCTCTCATCGAACCATTGACATCTGTTGTTGGGATACAAACCGATCTGTCCATTAGGTAGAACAATACAGTTGTGGCTCTTGTGTTCTTCTGGTGTCTCTGAATAGGACAGGTCAGGACGGTCAAGGTCACGGTGACAGCTGTCGATGGTGAAGACATACTTACCACCCTCTGTCATTTTACCAGACCGGTGACGAACACGTACAGACATGGAGTACAGGAACTGCTTACAGGCAATCTCTGTGTCATAGTCGAACGAGTCCCAGTACTGAAGGTCAGACAAGGGAAGGTCGTTCTCGATTACACCAGGTCCATCTGGTTTGTCACTATCCCAGTCGATGAAAGCAGAGATGGGCAACTTGTCAAAACATGCACCATACTCTGGCATGTAGGTTTCAAAGTAGAATGACCTACCCCAGATAGATTTAAGAGACACCCAGTATCCTAGGGTGTATTCTCCATGTCCTTTTCGTAGATCATAAAGGTACTCTTTTCTCACCCAGACTTTCCTAGGTGGAGTATTCACGATGAACATTACTTACCAAATCCTTTTTCAAGTTTACGTTGATACTTACGACGTGCACGTTCGACTTTCATCAGTGCCACTTGTCTTTCCATGTAGGCAATCTCTTCATCAGTGTAGAGTTTGCGTTTCTTGTCGTCACCCAGGAGCTTAGTGACCATCTTAATAGTTTTCTTTTTAAGTCCCATTACAATCCCTCCTCGGCATTAGCCGTATCGTTGTAATAATCTAGGACATCTTGATAGTCGACAGGGAGTGTGGATGTATACCTCTCCTTGTCTGAATAGATGGCGGACTCAAGTTCCTCTACTACTTCTCTGAGTTTGCGATGGATACGTTTGAGTTCTGATCTATTCATTTTGCAAAAGGAGTTCAGGGAATGCATCGATCACATTTTGTTTAGTGATCTTGTATCGTGTGGTGAGTTTCTTATCCTTCACCAGGTCAAGAACTTGTGCCTCTTCATGATGAAGTGACTCAAGAATTTGAATCCACAGGTTCTCTTTTCTCAGTTGTTGCATGTTCGGTTGTGTCGTATTGGAACAACCATAGTATGTAACACCGTTCAAAGTCTTCTTGATGAACTTATTAAGCAGTCGATGTTCTGTGAACAAGAGCTGATGATCAACACCCTTAGGTCGATCCAGTGGTCGATATGGTGTCTCTCCATCAGGGAAGACGAAAGAGATGCTGTCAGCAAAGTTACAGAGAAGGATTACCTTAAGAGCTTCTGAATAATACTCTTTGAGAATCTCTACTTTCTTTGCTTTTGTTTTTGCATTTGACACCCGTTGTAGGACCTCAGAAATCAAGGTCTTTTCTACAGGAAGTTTTGGTGTCGCTGGTCTTGCCATTATGAGAATTCCTCAATCAAATCTTGAATGTTGTTGTCGATAAAGTATTGAATGTCAATACTTGGTTTCACCCGATACTTATTATAAGTCATGATGATGTTCTCAACAATCGGTCTGGGTATCTTGGTGAAGTCAATCAGTTCAGAGTTTCGTTTCCAGTTACGAAGGCGAATGTAGTTAGTGAAATCTTCGGGTTTCATGCTCGCCAGAGCAGAGATCTTCTCTTTGCTCATTTTCTTTTGTGCCTTACCGTTCACGATAGCATCATCACATGTGAGGATGTTTGGGATACCATCAGAGCGGTCACCACGAATGATGTGTTCCTGGAGATACTGAATAGGATTCTCATTCTCGATCCAACGATTTCGAATTGGATCGTACTGCTTCACCTGTGGATTGGTGTGTAGTTGAATGAAGTCCTTGTCGGCAGACAGGATAAGGATTTTATCCGTCGAACCATGTTTACGAGTGAGTGTTGCGATGACATCATCGGCTTCAGCACCCTGAACTTGAATGACATAATAAGGCAAATGCCTTCTTATCTCATCCCTGATTTTATTTAGTACGGAAAACACCAGGTCCCAGTCGTACTTGGATGTCTCCCTCTCCTGTTTGCGGTTCTTCTTGTAGTATGGGAAGACTTGTGATCTCCAATAACTCTTGTCATCATAACAAAGAATCATCTTTCCATACTCAGGACCAAACTGTTTGTTGATCCTGGCAAGAACACGGATGATTGATCGACGGATGGAGTCGATGTTGATCCCATCCTCGATCTTCTGTCTCACCATGAGGTGAGAGATGGCGATCTGGTTCGCGTCTACTAGTATCATGGGTTGCCCCTGAATTCATGGATATATTATAGCACGAAGTCTACCATTCGTCCATAGTGATGTCGGTTTCGGGGTCCCAGTTCTCTGGGTCGAAGCCAGGGTCAAAGTTAATCATCATGTAATCACCTCTGTCTAACTTCCCTCCCTCATCAAAGAGTTCAGGGTGAGGGTTCTTCTTAAAGAGTTCCTCAAAGTCATGTTCGGTATATTGCATGAAAGCCACATACCTCTCAGCGGCTACCCATCCAAGGACAAGACCGACAATGAAACAAAGTGATGAGATAATAAACCACATGGTCACTCCTGCTTATGTTTTACATTGAAGCTAAGGTTGAATTCCCTCCCGAAGATAGTGAACTTAATCTTGTTGGCGAAAATAAATTTACTCTTAGATGATACATCCTTACGAGGTATCATCAATTCAAATCCTCTGTCCATACTATACGAATTTATTCTCTAATAGAAATCTTACTGTGTCCTTCATGCCTCCAATCTTTTGATTGTCGTCAAGAACAACCTGTGGGAAAGTTGATTGTTTACCAAATCTATAAAGGAATTCTTCGGTAGTGAAATCCGTACCTAGTTCAAATTTCTCATACCTGATTCCTTTGGTCTTCATGAACTCGGTGAGCCTGTTACAAAAACCACAACCCTCCTTGGAGTACACATAGAACTTGCTGTCTTGCATAAAAATACAGAGCTGAACGCTCTGTATATTATAAGACTTTTAGTTTTCAGTTTTAATCTACCTCATCCTGCCGGGTTGTAGACGGGGGATAGGGTCCCGCCACCACCGTCGTTATCGTCTTCATCTCTACTTGCCAGGGCTAGCATCAGGAAGTAGGGAGTGATGACAAAGATGAGAGTTTGAAGTAGTGTCCAATCATATGTCATGGTCACTTACCTTTCACCACAGCGATGATAGGTACAACCATCAACACTGCTGCGATGATGAAGCCCATCACACTACACCGGGAATGATTTGTCCAGTGACAGCGTAGGTTGCACAGATGAAGACAAATCCCATCATGGCTGCACGACCTTGCGCCTTAACGAAGATTTCAGTATTGGACATCAGAAAATACCAGGAATGATTTGACCTGTGGTCACGTAGGCACCGAGAGCTGCGATGAAACCGATCATAGCGGCTTGACCATTAATGCGTTCTGCTTTTTCGTTCATGATTCTAAGTTAGTAGTTTGTAAAGTTCAGGCAAGCCCGAAGAAGAAGTTACCGGTAAAGGTATAGGAAATCAATCCAAACACGATACCAACCATTGCGGCACGACCGTTCCACTTCTCGGCCATTTCATTATGGCTTTCAATACCATAACGGTCAAGGGCCTCTTGTGTCATGTACATGCGAGGCTCCTTGGCCCACATGTTCATCTGCCCCAATTCGTTCGTCGTGTTTGTCATAAAAGTAAAGACATTGTTAAACATCTTTATTTATCATAACAGAACTTTACAAAACTGTAAAGTCAAAGAACCAAGATGACTATAGGGATTACCGTCAGGCATAAAGAAAGGAAGCCACCCGCTACCTGTAGAGCGAGTGGCTTAAGACTATGGTCTTTACTCATCTTGGATTAAAGAAATCTACTGAGACCTGCAACTCCTCAAGGGTACGACGGACTGGGTAATTTTTCAAGCAATGTTTTGCCTTGTCCCTTATCTGTTTAGGTATACGAGGCGTCCTCTGTGGGTCGATTAAATGACAAAGAAATTTATATGTCTCCTTGAGTGAATGATATTCCTCTTCAGTCGTCATACACTCTACACTCTGGACTATCAGGGTGAGTGTCACAATAGATGTCTAGTAGCTTATCCTTGTGACGCTCATGCCAATCATTCAGCTTGGCATCATGTTCAGCATCGAACTCTTCTTCTGTATGGTTCTCGTTTGCATGAAAGTCCACCTCACGATGGGCTCTCTTGTCATTCGGGTCGTGTTGTAGTTTCATTTTTGTAAACCTGTTCTTTGGTTAACTCTGCGGGAACTTGACGTCCAAACATATCCAATTGAACTTTGATTTTATCACCTTGTACAGCGACAACTTCACATTTGTAACCAGTAAAAGGACCATCGATGACATCAAGGATGTCACCTTCATTGAAGTCACTCGCCATATTTATCTTGGTCTCCAGGTGGGCCTCGTCACACATGTCAAACAACTTCTTGATCTCCTTGGGTCGAAAGGCGATTGGTTTGTCATGGTCGCAGTTGACGAAGAACTTGATGCCAGGGGTCCCTAGGATCAAGTTGAAGGTGTCTCCGGGGAATTGTTTGACCTGATTACCCAACTCGTCCTCAATGACCTCTGGCTTGACCTGCACGAGGAGATAGCCAGACATCAGGAGTTTGTTCTTCACCTGTATCAATCTCAACATCTACTCCTTCCTGCGAAAGTTCCTCCGCAGTGTCTAAAACTTTGTCAATTTCAGCCATTAG